GGCGTTATTCAGTATCGCTTCTATATTCCTTACATTGAAAAATAAGGAAATTAGAGATTTGAACAAGGTCATTAAGACCAACAAGAAAAAAGAGAAAACCGTTAAAAAAGAAATAGCACAATTGGAAGTTGATAAAAAGGCCAATAAAAAAGAAATTGAAGTGCTCAAAGCCGACTTGGAAAATACCAAAAAGGAAATAGAAGAAATGCAAATTGTGTATGAAGAAGATGATGTTGAAGCGGCGATTAAATTTCTTAAGGATTTTGCTAATGGTTAGATGGATTTTGATAATACTGATGGTATTATTATCGTGTGGATTTGGGCAACATTCATTTACTGACGCTGAGGTATTGAGTATCGCTAATAAAGTAACTGAATTACAGCGGGTGGATAGTCTGAGAGTGGTTGCAATGATGCAACAGGATCAGATTATAACAAAATTAGAATACGCGGCGGGAGTTGATTCGTCGATTATTGATGCCAAAGATCGGCATATAGAGATATTGGAAGAACGGGTAGAATTGGTTAAACCCAAATGGTGGCAAAACCCAAAAATTGCTTATATTGGTGGTATGGCTACAGTATGATTTACATTGTGGGCAAACGGACAAATAACGAAATAACTGGAGAGAACAATGAAAAAATCAGAACTGCGACAAATGATTAAAGAAGAAATTCAGAATATTAAAGAATACAACACCATTGCAAAATCCACATTAAAAGACAATGGGTTTAAAGTGGATGGGTCATTGTCATTGGATGTGGGAGTAACGGGTGAAAAAAAACTTAGCAATGGCAAATTTTTGACTATAAATTTGGGTGAAATGCGTAATGGAAAATTTTGGTTTAATTCGTATATTACTGAAAAATCATTTTTTGGCAAAATAAAAGCGTTAAAAAAACTAGATGATACTCCAGTTGACATGTATGGCGATTTGCCATTATTTGATAATCCGACTAAATTTAAGAGCGTTTTGCAAAAGAAAATAAAATCGGCATTAAAGTCGGCGGGAAAAGTCAATGAATCATTAAATGAAAGTAAGGGTAAAGCCGTACGTGTCGCTTCCTATTCAAAGGCCAAAACGGTTAAAGATTTTGCAAAAATTATGGCAAAGAATCCAAAAAATCCGCCTATTGATATGACATTATTTAATCGGCCACAGGGACCTTATGGTACGCCGGAAGAATATAGAGATCATTTTGGTTGGACACAATTAACAGTAATTGGCCCTCGAGATAGCTATAGAGTGGTCATAGTATATGAAAACGGAAAATGGGTACAAGGACAATAGAAAAATGAACGATGCACAAAAAATAAAAGAAGCGATGAAGAAAGAGTACATTAAGTGTGCTATGGACCCCGTTTATTTTATGAGAAAATACTGTATTATTCAGCATCCACAACGCGGGAAAATCAATTTTAACTTATACGATTTTCAGGCCCAGACATTAAATGATATTGTAAGTAATGATTTTACGGTAATTCTTAAAGCTAGACAGCTGGGATTATCTACATTGACCGCTGGATATTCACTTTGATTAATGACATTCAACACCGATAAAGATATTCTAGTAATCGCGACAAAGCAGGATAAAGCAAAAAATTTAGTAACAAAAGTAAGGGTTATGCATGCCAATCTGCCAAGTTGATTAAAATCTAAATGTACTGAGGACAACAGACTTTCGATGAGTTACAGCAATGGTTCGAGAATCAAAGCTGATACATCATCTCCAGACGCTGCACGCTCGGAATCACTTTCTTTGCTGATTCTTGATGAAGCAGCATTCATTCCAAAAATTGACGATATATGGACAGCGGCTAAAATGACATTGGCTACTGGTGGCCGTTGTATTGCATTAAGTACACCGAATGGTGCTACTGGTTGGTTTCATGATATATGGGTAGGGGCAGAAAACGGAGTTAATTCGTTTTTTCCAATTTATCTTCACTGGACATTACATCCAGATCGTGACCAAGCATGGCGTGATGTTCAAGACCTCGATTTAGGACCCGAACTTGCTGCACAGGAATGTGATTGCTCATTTATCACTTCTGGTAAATCGGTAGTTCCAGGTCCCATCATTCAATGGTATTTGGAAAATCTGAAAAAAGAACCTATTGCAAAAGAGGGCATTGACGGTAATTACTGGAAATGGAAATATCCCGAACAGGATAAAACCTATGTGGTATCGGCCGATGTGGCTCGAGGTGATGGAAAAGATTATTCAGCATTCCACATAATTGATATTGATAACTTGGAACAGGTGGCGGAATATCAGGGTAAACTTGATACTAAGTTATTTGGAGATTTATTGGTAAATGCCGCTACAGAATACAATGACGCCTTGTTAATCATTGAAAATGCGAACATTGGGTGGGGGTCAATTCAACAAGTGGTTGATAGGGATTACAAAAATTTATTTTATGCGACTAGTGACATGAAATATGTAGATACAAAATCTCAAATGACGAATAAGTATTATAGAGATGACCGAAAAATGGTCGCTGGATTCACTACAACCAGCAAAACTAGACCATTGATCGTAGAAAAATTAGTAGAATATTTTAGAGATAAAACCGCAATAGTTTATTCAAACAGGCTCATTAACGAATTATTTTCATTTGTATATGGACCATCATTGGCACAGGCTGATTATGGAGCAAATGATGATTTGGTAATGAGTTTTGCAATTGCATTATGAGTGAGGGATACCGCAATCCGATTAAGGACTGAAGGTGTATTGGCTCAAAAGAATCTCATGAAGCAAATGATTGATTATCAACCAATGTATAAAGAAAACGAAATCGAAAATGAATCGTGGGAAATGGATGATGGTCATGGCAATAGGGTAAACTTGGATTCGTGATTATTAGGATAAAAAAGAGAAGTGAGGTAAATGATGGCTGAAAGTAAATTAGCACAAAATTTAAAAAGATTATTTTCTGGTACTGTTATTGTTCGCAATATTGGTGGCCGAAAATTAAAAGTTATAGACACGGATAATGTCCAATCGACCGTAAATCGAAATTTTATGGACAGATATACCAGATTGTATTCCACAATGGGTGGATCAACTGGTCGTGCTATTCAGTTCTACCAAGCTGGTCAGAGAATGGCATTATTCAAAGATTACGAACAAATGGATAGTGATGCTATCCTTTCTTCTGCATTGGATATTTATGCCGATGAATCCACAATGAAATCTGAATATGGTGATGTAATAGAAATCACGGCTGAAGATGAAGCCATTAGAGAAACATTGCATAACTTGTATTATGATATTTTGAACGTGGAATTCAACTTGTGGCCATGAGTTAGAAATATGTGTAAATATGGTGATTTCTTTTTACACCTACAAATAGATGATAATTATGGTATATATAATGTTGTACCAATGTCAGCATATGACGTGGTTCGACTTGAAGGATTAGATCCAGCTCGACCAAATGAAGTTAAATTTCAATTGGGTGAAGGTGAAACCCGTCATGGAATTAAGGGGAACGATGATACCGAGATGTTAGAAGATTTTGAAGTAGCACACTTCAGATTACACTCGGATAGTAATTTCTTGCCCTATGGAAAATCCATGATTGAGGGTGCCCGTAAGGTATGGAAACAATTAACATTAATGGAAGATGCTATGTTGATTCACAGAATCATGCGTGCGCCAGAGAAACGAATTTTCAAATTGGACATTGGTAATATTGCCCCAAATGAGGTTGAACCATTCATGAAATCGGTTATTGCCAAAATGAAAAAGACTCCAGTTATCGATCAGACTACTGGGGAATATAACCTTAAATATAACATGCAAAATTTAACAGAAGATTTCTTTCTTCCAGTTCGTGGGAGCGATAGTGGAACTGAAATTGATACATTGGGTGGATTGGAATATGATTCAACTGATGACATCGAATACTTGAAAAACAAAATGATGGCCGCGTTGAAAGTACCTCGTGCATTCTTGGGATATGATGAGGCACTAAATAGTAAATCCACATTGGCCGCTGAAGATGTTCGTTTCGCTAAAACGATTGAACGAATTCAAAGGGTAATAGTAGATGTACTTATGAAAATCGGTGTGGTACACTTGTACGCACAGGGTCATAGAGATGAAAAAATGCTTAATT